GAGATTATTTCATTATTCTGGAATACTCCGACAACATCGGTGATATAAAGCACGCCTGTAGCGCCGCTTGGTTCAACGTGAACGATTGAGGCCGTGGCCCCAGAGGTTCCCCCTGTCAGAGTCTCGTTTTCTAGGAAGTCGGCGGTCTTTGCGTCGTAGAGCAGCATGTAGACATCGCCGTCATCGATAGGAAACCACTCCTCCCCATCGAACAACTGCATAGAGTCTTGGCCGTTCACTGCGATGAGGTAAACACCGCCTGTCGTGGCGAACTGTGTCGTAATCCAGTCACCGCCAGACATCCCCTCTATGACCTCAAGGCCACCTGTTGAGAGTTGCCCGATGTTGTCGCCAAGGTCGGTTACAATGTCATCATCGCCCGTCGATAGCTGGTAATTGATGGGACTTGCGACGGTGGTAATGTCATAGACGGTCGTGGCTGTAGAAGCGAACAGGCGCTTGTTGTTGCCGTTGTTGTAATCAAAGATAGCCGTAACCGGCAGATCTCCACCACCTAGCGTAGCGTAGATATCCGAACCACGGCGCGGAATGACTGTCTGTGCGGTGGGGAACCAGTTATCCAGCAGAAAGGCCCCGTTTGCAGTTTCTGGGGAGTCCAGATTCTGATTGCAGAGCCACCCTTGCGTTGGGGAGGAGAACTTCTGCGTTTGAGCAGTTCGCCTCGCTGGCTTCTTCGGGGTCATTTGAACTCTGTAATACATCTAGCCAAGGCTCCACGGCCACGCGGGATAGAAGCGGCCCTGTAGGCGGCTAGTCCCAGACCTGTAGACGCGCGAACCGCGATCCTTAGATGCCATCTCATCCAGAGCTTTGGCAAAGTTCTCCTGATCACCAGTAGAGTCGAGTTTTTTATTCTCACGCCAGCGCCAGACAAGCCACATAGTCAGAAGTCGCTCACCACCGGGGATACGAAATTCATCGTCATCCTTGGTAAAGGCGGGCTTATCTACATTATCGCTTCCGCGAGCGTAATTCTTGTTGATGTAGGGGAAGGTTGCCAACTGTCCTGCTGGCGGTGGAGGATAGAACTGGAACTGGTCGTCATAGATAGTCCAGATGCCGGGATATGGGCCTAGCTCACGCGCTTTGACCATGAGGAAGTCATTAAGAGATGGAACGTGCTGATAGCCCCATACCCAATTGTTGAGATCCTGAACCTCAGCCGTTAACATCATCCGGTCATAGCCGGTTGGCACATCGAAGGAGGAAACAATCCCGTCACCTGTGAAGTTGGCGACGGAGACGAGGCTTTGCCAATCCTGGTATTTGACGATATCCGTTGCGGCCTCGTTTATCAGATCAACAATTTCCTGCTGGAACTGGTCTGTAGACGAGAAAAAGACTGATGGCTTTTGGCCCACCAGTCTGATTGCTGCGGATTGCATGGCTGAGAGGATGGGCAACTCTAATCTACCTTATCCTTATGGACGTTGGGCGCACGAAAACCAGTCAGCTGGTATTGATCCGCGCTTTCGCCTTCGTCTTGGAAGACAAACCATATCCCGTCAATGTCTAAATGGTGTCCCGTTACCTTAACATCTCCGTCTAGAAATAGAGTATTCCCCATGACTTCAATCTTTGTCCCACGAGGAAGAATTTTTGTCTTTATGTAATCCATCTTTAAAGACCTTTTGCCATATTAACTAGATTGTCACGCTTCAAGCGACCATCCGGCTTGGTTCCGGTCTTGTCGAGGATGAAGTTACGCAATTCCTCGTCACTCAAGGCTTCGAACTGAGCCTCAACCATCTCTTCCGGCGTAGGATCTTCAGCGGGGATCGTCCCGGCTGTCAGTGCGGCAATCTGGGCCTTGAGGGCGGCAATCTCATCAAGGGCGCTCTGGCCTTTGACGCGGTCTGCCATGTAGGTAGTTGCCATTTCCTTGAGCTTGTTGCTCGCCATGCCAAGGTTCTTGAGGTTAGGCCCCTCAAGCGCATAAAGAGCCTCGACGCTGTAAACCTTCATGGTGCGGCAAAGGGAAAGCTGCTCTGGGGTGATGCCGAATGCAGTCAGCGCTTCAAGCGGCGTTCCACGCGCTTCCTGTGGGTTGCCTTGCTTGAACTGTCGGTACTGATCTGCCCAACGCTCTGCGTAGGTGATGACCGTATTGCCTTCACGCTTCCAGAACGCTGAGACGGGGAAAATAGGGGAATAGTTATTGGAGCCTGCAAAGCGGACTTGCACCACTTCGTGGCTTTCCTTGACGAGATGACCAGCCTCTTCCGACTTGGGGATGTTTTCAATATCCATCACGCGGAAGATAGGTGTTACGGTAATATCCCGAACGTCGATTTCTGCAACTTGAGTCATGTGGTTCCTATGTCTGAGTTAGGAGTGGGGAAGGGAGGCCATGACAGCCTCCCTGATTGCATTACGGTACAGCGTTGTATGCGCCCTTACGTGCCCAGAAGTATGAGCCGGAAGGAACCGCCGTATTGACTGGCGTGTAATAACCGCCTGCACCAGTCGCCACCGTCCAAGCCGGGAAAGTGACGGTTACCTGAGTGCCAGTGGTGGCCGTGGCTGCGATGAGGGCCGACGCCTGAACATAGACGTAATCTGCGCCATCGTTGCCGACTTCCTTGTTCCCAAGCTTGGGAGAGGGAGAGGTAATGCCCACCAGGAGGTCGTAGTAAGGCAGCGTCGTCTCAATGACGTTGAGCTGCTGACCAAGCTGCGGGGTAGTGCGGAAAGGCTGAGAGTTAGCCATGTTTTTAGTCTCCTTATGCCGTCACGATACGGTAGCTGAACAGAGGGTTTTCGAGGACCAACTGACCAGACCAGACAATGCCCTGAGCCATTGCATCCTGATTGATCGGGCGCATACCATCACCAGGATGGAACGGAACGAATTCCTGACCTGGGAAGGTGTGGACCGAAAGGCCCTTGCTATCGATGCCGTAGACAGTGTTGGTCGGCATGACGTTACCGATACCGCCAGCAGCCACGATATCCACCGGACCAGCAGGAGTCATGTAGGTGAGACCAGCAAAGCCGAGACGACCAAGACGTTCTGAACCAAGACGCTGATGGGCGACGAACGAACCGGCGATAGGCTCATAAGCGCGGGCATCCGCAATCAGCAGATCCGCATACCGTCCGTTACGGGAACGGGCGAGCGAGATACGGTCAATGATCGGGCGAACGGTCGTTACGTCCCAAGTCGTGAAGCCTGCAACATCACCAGCCGGGATATTGAAGGTGGACGTGCGCCAAGTCGGAACCGTAGCGCGGTCGATACCGCCATAGACACCCGTGTTCGGCAGAATCGGGATGGCACCGCCAAGACCAATCATCTGGCGACCGCCCTGACCCGTGCCGTCACCTACGAGCGAGATTTCCCACTCTTCCTTAACGGACATTTCTGCCGCGTTGAGGTAGGTCTGCATCAGGTCGATGACTTCTTCCGTACCGCGCGTATAGAGCAGTTCCGTACCCGTGAGGGAGAACATGCTGACGACACGCGACCAGTTGAAGACTGCCGAGTTCAGCAGTTCCTTGGGCGTGATTTCGATCTTGTCGTAGCCAGTGAACCACTGAGCGTTGAGCTTGTCGAACATGATGGGAACGCGAAGTTCAGGCCCACCAGCGCGCTTGGTCTGGATGCGGCCTTCTTCGCGAAGAATGCGGGAGAGGGGAGTAGCATTGTAGACAATATCCTGAACTTCCCGACTACGACGCGCGACGGCGGCAGTGAGAAGCTGGCGATATTGACGATCAGTTACGATTGCCATTTATGGCTCCTAATGGTTAAGCTCTTCGGGAAATCTTTCGAAGTTCCTCTTCGAGCATATCTCGGACGGGCTTCCCCTTCTCTTCAGGCTCAGCCGTGTCGGCTACGCTTCCGATAGAGGATCTGATGGATTTACCGCCTCGAAGATCACCAGCAGGCGCTGTCGTCTCACGGTCTTCGCCACGAACCGAGTCAATATCCACTACCTGTCCTGATGCCCTCTTTGTCTGAGGCGCTACCATCAACAATGCAGCTTCAAGCTTGTCTCGCGGACCTAGGCTTGTACCGTGTATTTCCTCAATAATACCAGATTTCAGGACTTTAGCAATTGCGTCCTCATGATCGTAGTATTCCGGGTATTCTTGTGCGAACGGGCGGATGACATCGTTAGCCACGCGCTCGGCTCTCATTGCCTCAACCTCTTGCTTCAGAGCGGAGATTTCAGGGTCAACTTGCCTCTGTTGCGGCTGCGCTTGTGGCTGCTGTCTCTGCGGCGCTAGAGATGAGAACTCATGTGGCGCGTTTGTCATCCGCTCAATAAGCTGCTGCGGGGTTGCGTTGACTGCGCGGAGGATATGGCTGATAGCCTGCTGGGGAGAGAGTCCCGTATTGTCCAGAAGCTGCTTGAACCCCATGGCAGGATCTTGGCTGAACTTGGTGTCGATATCAACATACCGTTCCAAAGCATCCTTGAGCTTAACACCCTTGCTGGTCGCCATTTCCTCGTACTGGCGCAAATCGTCACGGAATGTCTTGGCTTCCTGAAGCTGGGAGCGCTCTTGGTCGTATTCCTGCTCACGCCTTACCCATTCCTCACGAATAGGATGAGCCACACCTTTCCAAAGCTCTTTGTTCTGAGGAAGAAGGCGAGCAGGGGCCTCGATAATCTTGCGGCCCTCAGACGGCTTGGGAGTCTTAACCTCCTGCTCGGTCCCCTCCTTAGCTTTCGCTTCGGATTCCTTGGCCTCGGCAGGCTTCACCTCTTTGGCAGTCTTGTCTTTTGCTTCAGCGTCTTTTTGACCGCCGTCGCCTTCCTTATCGTCATCATCCTTTGATGCGCTCAGCTTCTTGGCTTCAGCCTCAAGGCTTTCGGCTACGGTCTCAGCCTTGCGGGGAGTGGATGGCTTTTCAGGCGCGGGTTCAACGGCAGGCTTACCGCCACCGGATTTTACCGCGTCAATCTCAGGATCAATGATTGTTGAATCTGTCTGTAGGTCTGGGGAGAAATCGTCGGCCATTGGTCTTACCTATGTCTGAGTTAGGTAGTTATGTTAGAACGTAACATCGGGCGGCAAATTGCCGGTCTCGACATCGTGGATAGCTCGCTTGATAGTCTCTACGCGCTGGGCTTCATCGAACTGCGGAGCTTCGTATTGCGGAATTGGCTCGTTACCGTATTCAATGAAACGCTCTCCTTTGGGATTACCGCTCGGGAGGAGTGTGCGGCGGTAAGCTGACATGCTGGTGTACTGCTTGCCATCTGCGCCCCATGTTGGCTCAATGGCATCACTGACAATGCGAGGGCATGGGAACGCACTACCTGTCCCTGCCGAACGCTGTACGGGAGCGCTACGGTAAACGCTCCTTCCATCAGCTAGCTTATACCAACGCTTTTCATTCATTTGGCGTAAACTCTTCCCTTTTTTTC